AATGTTCAAGGCGCTAAGAATATCAGGCAAGGAGATCTGTCCTGCTCCTTCGCCAATACTCAAGCCAATATTACCCAAGGCTCCGAGGATGTCAGGCAAGGAGATCTGCCCTGCTCCTTCGCCTATGGTCAGGCCGATGTTGCCCAAGGCTCCGAGGATGTCAGGCAGAGAGATCTGCCCTGCTCCCGGACCTATGGTCAGACCGGTGTTGCCGAGTTCAGCGAAGAGGTTGTCGAGGGTCTGTTCCGGGGAGAACCTCGGAGTGGAGCCTCTGTTGCCAAAGAAGTCCAACACGCCTGATCCACCACCACCAGTCAGCACGTTGACGATGCCAGTGGCGGTTTCTCCCAAGCGCTCCATCTCGGAAACGAACTTGGTGCGGAACTCAGCCATCTGCTCTGGAGAAGGCGTCCCACCATTGATCAGTATCCGGGCTACAGGATCACCCGCCAGATTGCGGAAAGCGACACGGGCGTTCTGGCTGGAAAACTCAGCTGGAAAGTTCCTGTTGATAAACGTTTTAACTGCCGGATTATTAACATGGGCGAAGATGTCGTTGGTTGGCTGGAAGGTTGTCAGAGTGGTGTTGTCAGTAGACAACGCATCGTCACCGCCAGGCAATGCTGTTACGGTCGTGCTGCTCGACGATATAGGCCGGCCTGTGCGGGGGTCGATGGTCAAGGCGGGGCTATCCGGACCTCCCACCCCTGCCATGCCGGTGTCGTTTGACACTTCATTTCGGCTGATCGGTTGATATTGGCTGTTGGCTCCCGTGGAACCAGAGTAAAGACTGAACCCCTGATCGCTGGGAGCCTCAAACACATTCCTGTCGCTGGTCGAGCCAACACGCGTGCCGTCAAAGAACACGTCCCGTAACGCTGTACCCGCCGGGGTATACTGCCCAGTTCCTGCCGTATGGCTGCCGCCAATAGAGATGCGAGGATCAAAGCCACCAAAGCCTCGCAGTTGGTTGCCCGTCAGGGAGGTGCTACCAGAAAACTGAACCTTTGAGGGGTCTTTGAAAAGGAAGAAAGGACTTTGGGCCATTAGGAGACTCCTGCAGTAACCCTGCGCTTACGACCAAGCACCTTGAATACGGGATGGCACCGGCGAATGCGGAATAGTTGATCGATGCTGTTGTTCGTGTACTTCAGTGACGAGTGAGGGTCATACTCACTCAGGTCTGTATCCTGGGCCAGCATCCGCACCGTCCCAAGTTCACCTTCATCAGTCTTGTCAGTGTCCAGCAAAAACCCACCACCAGCCATGTTGACTGTCTCGGTGGTACCGGATACGCCAGAAGACTCCTGCGTCACTGTCACATCGTAGTTGCCGGTTGAATCGTAGTAGGTGCGGGTGTGCAACCAACGGATTCTCTGGGCTGACCCGGAAGGAGCAGGAGCGCCGGTGCGGAAGTAGGATCGGATCGCTGTGCCGCCGGCGGTGTCATCGTCGTCGTTGTAGACGTCAACCGGCGCATGATCCTCTATCTTGCCGCCAATATCACCCGAGGTAGACAGCGTCCCGGCATGAGGCTTCTGGTCTACCAAGGCAGCGCAGTTACGGAAGAAGTGGCTGGTGGAGCCTGTGTAGGGGCCGAACCAGCAGTCGTGTCGCTGTGAGTAGACCATGATGTGGTTCATCTCTGTCTGGGACGTACCGTAAGGCAACCAGAACCACGCCTCTGCTTCCAGTGGGTAATACACAGCAAAGGCCTGCGACAATCGATCAGTGACCAGTTCCGGCCAGTACCCCAGATCGAGAGCAAAAGACTTCTTCTCCAGATCGTCCCCACCATCCCACTGGTAGATACCGTCCTTGCGGAGGATCAACTGGATGTCTCCAGGCAGCACGACGTTGGCGCGACCATTGATCGCCGCCCGTGAGGTTCTCTGCTGCTGCTGGTAGGGGATCTGTGAGTTCCCTGTGGGGATCATGGTGAAGATGCCACCCGTAGTATGCACGGTCAGTGCATTCCGCGTCGTCACCAGAGCCGTGATGGGATGACCGAACTGGTAGAAGGATGTGGCACCTACCGTATCGATGTCACCGATGTCCGTATACCACAGCCGGTCATAGTTCGTATCAGCGTTGCCCCACCAAGCTCTGTTGTCCCAGTGGGCTACATGCTCTGCAGTGGTGAACCGGGAATCCACATCCACTACCGCCGGGATGCCTGCGCCGCCGCCAAAGTCCTTGTTGGGGCCTCCGTATTTGATGGGCACATCGACATTGTTTGTCATCATCAAAACGCCGGTACCTTCATCTACAGCCCACTCAAAGGTATTGTCGTCCCCTGCGGTGATCGTAAGCCCGTTGGTGATGTCAGACCAGCCGCCTGAGTAGAGGTAGAATGCCGTGTCACAGACCATCACCACATAGGTGTCGTTGGGCGGGACAACGAACTCGGCCAGCATCGTCACTGTCGGGTCGGTGGCGATATTGGGAGCAGACTTATAGGACGCGGTGCCGGGACGCTTCTCACAGGCCCCTGCAGGCTGGATGCGGACGTTCTCCATCGAGGACAACTCCTCCTCACGCACGTCCTCTTCAGGCTTGCTGTACCAGACACCCCCTGTCCAGGGGCCGTACTGTATATCTTGGCCGTTGATTGCCATTAACTTGCCGCCGTCAGGCTACCATCTGCGAGAACGAACTGGTTGTTGTCATCACCCCGATTCCTGCGCCAGGTGCGGTTACCCCAGATCGTGCGGTTCGTTTCCTTGCCTCTGTCGATGACGCCGTTGTATTCAAACCGGTTCTCCCCGGCCGCTTCAGAGTCACCCTTCTCCTGCAGATACATCTCAGCCGCACCGAAAGGTAACGCCGGCTGGAATATCTCGGGCAGATATCTGTCCAACTCCGTTGAGTCATCACCGGAAGTCCAGTCAACAATGAAGCCTCGGTAGCGGTAACGGATGGTGTCTCCCGGCGTATCGTGATAGGGAAAGAGCCTGACGCGAATCTTCCCTGATAGCGCGTCAACCCCTTCCGGCGACCAGATCCGAGCGTCTGTCTCATAGTCCCTGTCCGGGTCTTCCGCATCGATGTTGTCCCAGCCCGAGGCGACGATGGTTCGGTCGTTGGTCACATCCACAAAAGAGTGCGGCACCAATACATCTGCAGCAAGAGCGTAGGTCTGAGTCACAGCGAGAGAGACATAGGCCGCAGAGACACCAGTGCCGTTGCTCAGGGCATTGTCAGCGGTGACAAACGTGCCGGAGAACGTGTGCAGCGTCAGTGCCGTCGGGTAGTTGGTCGAATCGTAGTTGGCATCAACCACTGCCGTTGCCCCGGAACTGTTACCGGTGACCGTTTCTCCCGCGACAAATGACCCTCCGGCTATACCTGAGACAGTCATCGTCTTGGTCGTCAGGAAGGTGGTAGACTTGTGCAGCCACCACCACTTGCCACCAACCTCCCCACAGATCCGCTTGGCGACGATGTTGAGGTACAGCCGTGCCTGGTCTTTGTAGGCCGTGGTAGTGGGATTCAGCCCCACTCGGTTCAGGGTCATGGTGATGGCTTGTGCAAGCGTCATGTCTGCCTCAAATCAGATTTGTCCAGCTACCACCTTCGTAGCCTTGAAACTTGTCGTCAGTACTGTTGTAGACCACCATGCCATTGACCGCCGTCAGCGCATCCCGCTGTGTTGTCGTCAGTGCCGGCAACTGCACAAAGCCGCCGGTCACGTTGATCGAATTGACCTCTATATGGCCAAACAGGCCCAGTGGTCCAAACGACACCGCCTGGTCCTGCTGGCCCCGAACCGTAGGGTTGGAAACCTCCTGGCGTTTACGTTCGGGCCGGCGGTCGGCCATTTACTCAACTGCCATGTCGGCAATGGCTTCTGGGTCCAACTGCATGTTGCTGGCCTGTGGCGTCGGGACGTTGTCGCTCTGTACCATCTGGTCGGCGTCCCTGGCAGTGAAGGTCGTCACCGCACCCGTAGTGACCTTGTTGGCCAGATATCTCTCGGCTACCAGTTCCTGGGCGGCCTCCTTGCCCATGGACTGCTCCAGGGCTTCTGAGGGCTTCGGCACAAAGCCGTCAGGCTGCAGCGACTCCCCGACCTGGAAAGCGATGCGCTTGGCATCCTGGTTGTTCTGGGGTGTTCCCTTGCGCGTGATGGTGCCCGAGGCTCCGAGAGCCTGTCGCAGTTGCGACTTCACATGATCCGGGGCGTCCTTCAGAACGTCCACCAGTTGCGTCAGATCGAGATCAGACTTGGCCATATTGCAATTCTCTTCTGGTCCGAGGAAGAGAGGGGACACATTCCTGCGCCCCCTCTCCAATGAAGGCCATCAGCGATGGCTTTAAGCCGTCAGGCCATACAGATGAACGCCGACATGACCGCTGTCATCCGGTTCATAGCAGGCGCTGCCAATGGCGGCTTCCGTGAAAACATCCTGCGTCTGGACTGCTCCGGCCACACCGTCAGAAACGACCAGCAAGTCTCCAATGGTGATCGTGCCGTCAGCGAGGATCAGAGCAATCCCGGCCGTCTGCGCCCAGAAGTAGTAACTGGCCGTAACAGCAATCGGAGCTACGCCGGAAACGATGGTGTCTGTCGCGGCAACTGCTGCCATCACGCCGTTCCACAACCCGCC